CGTTTGATACTCTTGAGGCTGAGGATTTTGAGGCGCTGCTGGGTCAGCTTTCTGAGAAAGAGGTTCCTGATGATGACGAGGCGCTAGTCTCTCGTGCTGGTGAGATCGTCAAGAAGTTAAAAGAGGGTGTTGCAGCTAGGCAGAGAAGGTTTAAGTCTGGATCTACTGCTAGGAAGGTTTCGTTCCAGTGTCCAAGTGGGCAGCGTGCTGTGGATACTGGCGCTTCAGGAGGGAAACCTCAATGTCGTCCGTCTCATATCGTGGCTGGTGGAATGGGCAAGCTCAATAAGGAGAGCCGAAAGAAGACTAAGTGGGCACGTGGCGGAAAAGGTCGAATGTCGGCTATGCGATCTGGTAGGGTTGAGAAGCGTCGTAAGGGCATGAGGCGTGAGAGTGAGATGAGCCCGTTTGCCATGGAGCTTATGCAGGTTACTGAGGGCGTGAACAGCTTTGAGGCTGGTAGCGGTCTTAGGGACGAAGTCGTTGGGCGTATGGTGTCTATCATAGAGTTCCTGAATGAGGAGTTCTGTGATGAGTCCGTAGCTCAGATTTATGATGATGCTGTTGAGGGTCTGATTGAGTCATATGAGCATGGTCGTCTTGATGAGGACGTTATTAATGATGCTGATTTTATCAAAGAGCTGAATCCTGTGATTGAGCTTATTGTTAAGTCGTTTGCAAAGGTTGAATCTGAGGATGGCTTGGGAAACGAATAGGCCGCTTATCTGAGAAGTCCAAGGGGACTGGTGGTAAGCGGAAAAGGAGAACGGCGTATACGTCAGGGAGGTTGGAGTTGATCGGTTTTGAGTCACAGCTCAAGCATGCTCGTATAGATGGAAAGAAGACGAGTAGAAAGATCAGCCCAGAAGCCAAGCGAAAGCTTGATAGGAATCCATTGGCAAGAAAACGCGGGCTTCGTTTTAAGAGCTGGAGAAAATGGTGATAAAATGACAGCAACAAGAAAAACGTTAACTGAGGATTTTCAGTCTCAGCTGCAGATAGTAGAGAACAAGGGCGGTAGGTTTATTGCTCGTGGAGAGTTTGGTCGCTGCGATGTTCCTACTAAAAATGGTCGGATATACCCTCGAAAGATTATGGAGAGGGAGATTGAGAAGCTTCGTCCTTCGTTTAAGGTAGGTGGAGTTGCTGGGCATCTTGACCACCCGACGTCTGGGAGCGGGCTAACTAACGCAAGCCATGTCATTACGAATCTTCATATTAATGATGATGGTGTTGTGATTGGTGAAGCGCTCGTTCTCGGTAATGATAGGGGTAAAACCATTCGAGAGCTTATCGAGCTTGGATACAAGGTTGGTGTTAGCTCTCGTGGTCGTGGAAGCACCATGCCATCTTCTACTCAGGAGGGTGAAGAGGTCCAGGAGGACTTTGATCTTGTTACTTGGGATTTTGTTGAGAATCCCGCTGTGACTACGGCTTTGCCAAAGTTTTATACGGAGGACGTTGATGAAGAGCCAGAGGCGGAGTCCATGGCTGTTGCTGATATGTTTATGAGGGAGTTCCCGTCTCTTGTTGAGTCCATTCGTGGCGAGTCAGCTGTCGATTCATCTGGTACACTTACTGAGGGTAAAGATGAAGACGCTGATAGTTCTGAGCTATTTGAGCGTAAGTTGAGGGATGCTCTTGTTGGTATCAAAGAGGATGTCAAGAGAGAGGTAATGGAAGAGGCCGAGTCTGATCCTGATATTGCTGGTGCCAAGGGTGTTCTTGCTGCTGTAGCAGAGATGGTTTCAGCGTACATGAGTGAGCCTGATGAGGACACTGTAAGGGACGCGATAAAGGCGTCTGAGCTTGCTGTGTCTGAGTCTGAGTATAAGATTGAGAAGCTTGAGAAAGAGCTATTGGAGGCCAGGTGTTCAACTGAGATCGAGAGCAAGATTTCTGGCCATCCAATGAGTAAGACTATCAGGAAGCTTATTGAAGACAAGACGTTTGAGTCTGTTGATGCAGCTACTGAGATGGTTGAGACTATCTTGAGTGATCTTCCTGATGATATTGTCACCAATGAAGAGGTTGGCATTCGAGAAGAGAATGTAGAATTAAAAGGTAAGATAACCCTGTTAGAAACAAGGGTTGATGATCTGAGTGGTAGATTGCAGAAGGCTGCTAAGTTGGGAGAGCGTATAGACGAGCAGCGGATTGAAGAGCTTGGCGAGGTCAATGATAAGTTGGCTGAGCTTGAGTCTTTGCTTGAAAGAACCAAGGCTAAACATGATAAGGCCATGGGAGATAAAGAGCTGGAGATTCTTGAAGTCAAGAAGAGTAGATCCGAATTGGACGCCTATAAGCTTGAGAAGGTTGCTGGGTTGGTTAATGGTAGAAAAGTGTTTGGCTTGCTTGAGTCTGTAACGGACAAGGCCGAGGTTGATAAGTTGGTGGAAGAAGAGGGGTCGGTTGGAGTTGGTGATCCAATGCTTGAGAGTATGCGTAAGTCTGTATCCGGAAAGGGTAAGACCGGAACTAAGGCGCGTCTTGAGGAAGAGGTTGCTGACAATAAATCGTCCAATCAGTCAATGTATCCTGATGTGATGGATATGGGATCCATGATGTCGCTGGCTGGTTATGAGGACACGGATAACTGAAGGCTTTGCCAAGGAGAGAAAAATGACAGAAGCAAGAAATTTGCTAGAGCAGGCTGGTAAGAATACCATCCATGACACTGGATTTGCGAATCAGTGTATGCAGAAGTGGGACCCCTTTCTTAAACCGCAGAACAAGATGGATCCCATTCAGCAACCTTATGTGAAGAAGGTTACGGCTGTTCTGCTTGAGAACCAGATGGAGCATTCTCGGAATCTCAATGAGGATACTCTGTCTACGAACACTGGGTACTTCACCAAGTATACATTCCCCGTGTTGCGTAGAGTATGGCCGAATCTGATTGCGAATCAAATCGTTTCAGTTCAGCCGATGACCGCGCCAGTTGGTGGAATTTTCTTCTATGAGAAGAAGTATACTGATGAGAAGGGTACGAAGATTCCTCAGAACGGTATCACTGATGATCCGACTGACATGAACTACGATGGTAAGCTGCTTGCTGGTGACAACATGCAGCAGAACTTTGGTAAGTACTACAGTTCTGAGTTTATCGATTATGATGCTGCTTGTACTGACACTGGTTCTACTACGACTGGTGCTTTGACTCAGGCGTCTACGAATTGTAATACGACTAGTTGGTCTCCAATTCGCGACAATGGAACGCTTGGGCAGCGCACGTTTACGGTTAAGGCGTTTTATCGGATGTTGGACGCTGATGCTGCGAGTGCTGACACTGAAGTTATCGCAACTATGGATGGTTCTGGAAACCTGATTGACGATACTGCGAATACCAACACTGTCGGTACGTTTGATATCACCAATGGTAATTGGAGCATTAATGCGGCTGGTTCTGGTGGTACTAACAGTCAGTTCACCGACAATACTGTTATCTACTTCCAGTATTACATTAATTCTGAGCTTATCTATCAGACTTCTGGAGCTGCGATCCCGAGTATTAGCTTGGATATTACGCTTCAGACTGTACAGGCTGAGTCTAGGAAGCTGAAAGCTCGCTGGACGGTGGAAGCCGTTGAGGACATGCGAGCCCTTCATGGTATGGATGCAGAGGCAGAGATTGTCTCTACGTTCGCCAACGAAGTGATGCTTGAGATTGACCGTGAGATCATCGGCGATCTGGTTGCTGGTGCTAGTCACTCTTCTACTTACGCCTATTCTTCGACTGTTCCTGGAGAAATCGAGAGCATTCGTGAGATGATTACTGCGATTGGTGCGATGTCTGCACGGATCCATAAGACCTCTGGTCGTGCGCCTGCAAACTTCATCGTGTGCGGTCCTGCCGTGGCGGCTCTTCTTGACCAGCTGTCTACCCATGGTGACTATGCCTCTATCGAGCAGAACATTCAGACCACCACGTATGGTCCGAATACTGCTGATTACGGTATTGCACGGGTTGGTACGCTTCTGCGCAAGTGGGCTGTCTATCTGGATCCGTTCATGGATGAGACTAAGGTTCTTGTCGGTCTTAACGGTCGTAGCTTCCTGGACAGCGGGTTTGTGTACAGTCCTTATGTGCCGCTGCAGATGACTCCGACGTTCCTGGATCCGAATGACCTTACCAATCGTAAGGGCATCTGGACACGTTATGCGACGAAGATGCTTCGACCTGAGTACTATGGTGTGATCACTGTTAGTGGTCTTCCGACTGTTGTTACTTCGTAGTAGTTAGTGTCATTTGGTTTTGGGCCGAGTTTTTGGGTCGGGTCGGTATCGGCCCGGCCCTTTTTTTTAGGAGAATGTTATGCCAAAATATATGCTGACGAGAGGTCAGAAGAAGCAGCCACTGTGTACAAGGGTTGATGATGTTACTGATAGTGGTATTAGGGTTAAGCGAAAAGCAGAGTGGGTGTTTGAGCCAATGAAGGTCCAGGACACTGGTGATGTGAGCATGCAGGATTGGGTTGATACAGGGTACTTGGTAGAGGTTTTTGATAGGAACAAGGAATTAGATGGCATGATAAATGATGCTTCTATTTTGGGTTCTGATGTCATTGGTGCTGCTGAGTTGGATGTAAGTTCTGAGACGACTGTCATTGGCGATGGTACACTGGATGATGCTTACAATGTCGGAACTGAAATGACGGTTGATGTAAGCAATAGCGTTCAGGTTGAAGAGCCTGGCGGTGGTATTGATGAAGCATCTGTTATGTGGAAAGAAGCTGATGAAGGCACAGGTGTCGACGTAGATGAAGATACTATGAAGTATAAAAAGTCAGATGATGGTAAATTTGTTTGTTTGATATGTGGAAAGAAGCTAAAACTTGAAGTGAGAATGATTTCTCATGTAGAATCTAAGCACTAGGAGCTGATGCCATGGGAAAAAAATGTGAGGCTACCATGATAACAAAGGGAACAGATGAGTTGTGCAGACATCAGATGGTAGAAGTCTGTACAAAAATGGGAAATCCAGTTGTTAATGGCGAGGTCTCAATGGTGACTTCTAATGGCATTGTTGTGAATGAAGGCTTTTATCCTAGTCATTTGTATTTGTTTTCTGTGGATGAGCCAGAACGTGTTGATGTTCCATATCAGGATTTGACGTGTTCATCAGATCGTAGTGTAGCTGAGAAGCTGTCTCGTCTTGGTGAGAGCGATCTTGTTTTTGAGGTTGAGAAACTAGACAAGAGTGCCAATCCGGACAAGGAAAAGAACCCTGATGATGAGTCGGATGATGAAAAAGATGACGACGAACAGGATGATGACAAGGATGACAGCAAGGAAAAAAAGAAGTCCAAGAAAAAAAAGGATGACGAAAAAATACCTGTTGCGAATCCTGATTCATCAGTTGATGTTGATTCGCTCCCTGAGGATATAAAGAAGTCTGTTATATCTACGATTCAAATGGACGAAGACCAGCTTAATAGCGTCCTTTCTGAGATGGGTGATGCTCTCATGAAGGGCTTGAAAAGGGTCAATGTTAGAGAGCCTGACGTATATTCTGTAGTCAGTGATGTTCAGAAAGCTGCGTATGACATTATGACGACTAAACCAGCCAAGAAGAAGGGGTAGTCCATGGTTGATTGTCATTCAGATTGGTCAGACGATAGGGCGGATAGTGCTATTGGTGCATGGATCAAGAGGAAGCTTGGTTGTGATATAATCGGTGTTGAGCTGTCGGAGGAGCAGCTTGCTGACGCAATTTCTGACTCTAGGGAATACTGGATGATGTGGGTAGGAAGGGTTCGTATGGTGAACCTTTCGTTGACATCGTCAAGGGAGTATCCGGCTGATGCTATTGGTCCTGATGTTGATAGTGTTGTAGACGTGTTTTTTGACGTAAAGAACGAGGGATGGACGGACATTTATGGATGGGCTGATGTTGAGCTGAATCCTTTTCAATACACCTATGAGGGTAGAGGTGGGTATTCCGGGCTTGCCCAGTACATGATGTACAGGGATGATGTAAGGAAGATTACTTCTGCTGATAGGGATTGGCAATGGGATAGGGCTAGACGAACACTGATCTTGTCTCCTGTTCATGCGGATTTGACGAATGTCATGGTTTCGTATCTTTCGAGATGTTTTGACTACGGTGTCTTGAGTACTTACGAGTGGAAGTTGTTTAAGGATTATGCCTTGATGAGTGCGATGAAGACATTGGCTACGATAAGAATGAAATTTCCTGAGAAGCCTTCTGCTACTGGAACGTTCACTATGGATGGCAGTGAGATGTGGGCAAATGCAGAGGCCATGGAGATGAGGATAGAAGAAAAAATGGAGAGAATGTCGCGTCCGATTGCGATAATAACGGATTGACGCGTGCTGCGAACTCAAGTTCGCGTGGAGAATGAAAATGAATGATATTGCAAAATTTAGGGAAATCGCCATGGGTATTCTTGATGAGTCTGACAGGAAGAGCATCGGGATCGGGGAGATCAGTGGGGAGCTTGAGGAAAGCATGGGGATTAGTGAGACGATGATAACGTCTTACAATAATACTCGTCGTGGGAATCCTCTTGAGCCGATCCAGGGTAAGGATAGTGATGGAGAGCTGGTTTTTATCTTTGAGGATAAAGAGGATGCTTATGATATGTATGATTTCGTGATTGAGTCAGGGCTTGTCGTGGCTGGAGAGGTTGTCTATAGGGACATTGAGGAGCAGTACTCTGTTGCGTTTATGCCGAGCGTGGTAGTGAATAAGCCTGAAGTAATTCATGCAGCATTGCTGGCTTACGAGGAGCAGCTGTATACAGAATCCGAGGAGGATGACGAGCAGTTTGAGTCGTTCATTTCTGGATTTACGGATCTGTTGCTGGAAGCGCCTACGAAGACGTCTGGTGCGCCTAAGAGAAAAGCGAAGATGGGCAACCCGTTTCACAATAAGCACACTGGGAAATTCTCCGGGGCTGGTGATCATGTAATTTCTGACGGTGGATCATGGGCAATAAAGAAAACCAAACTGAAGCTTACAGGTAAGGGCAAGACCAAGGAGGGTGGTTTATTGGCCAAGTATGGATCAACGAAGCATCCATGTGGCCGTGCAGCTCGTGCCCAGGGAAAGAATATTCGTTGCTGGGATGGGAAGACTGGTGCTGGAGCAAGGCTTGCAAAGATTATGAAGAAGAAGAAAGCCAAGAAGGAAAGTATTGACGCTGCGGACATGAGCCTTCTTATGGAGATGCGTGCAATGTATGGAGCTGAGGTGATGTAGGAGAATGGGGTGCGTTGGCCAAAGAGGTGTATGGGCGGGTCAGGATGCTGCTTATCTTGCGGCTATGGATGCTGAGAGGCTTGGGCAGTCGTTTGGGGACTGTGAGTACTATTCTTTGAACAGGGGAGTCAACGTAGACCCACTGTATAATGAGCCTGACAAT